CTTAGCCGAATGGAGCGAACAGGCTTCAAGATTGATAAAGCAAAAGCGGAACAAATGGAGTACAATCTTGTTCTTGAGATGGATTCAATTAAGAGTTCGCTTCAAGAAGTTTTCCCTCCGCTTGTTGAAGAACGTTGGTCTGAAAAAACAGGCAAACGCCTTAAAGACAAAGTGGTCGTCTTCAACCCAGCTTCTAGAAAACAGATCGCTGAAAGGCTGGAGACGCTGGGTGTAGACTTCGATAAGTTTACTGAGAAGGGCAATGTAATCATTGATGACGTAGTACTGAAGAACGTAGCAGAGTCTTACAAACTTAAAGAGGCAGAGCTACTAGCTAGGTACTTCTGGCTACAAAAAAGACATGGGCTAGTGACAAGCTGGCTGAAGGCAACTAAAGATGATGGTCGTGTGCACGGACGTATCAACAGCATCGGGGCAGTAACAAACCGCTGTACACACAGTAGCCCAAACATGGCACAGATACCAAGTGACCACGACTGCAGGGAGTTATGGATTGTTGGAGAAGGTCGTAGACTGGTTGGTTCAGATCTTTCTGGGATAGAACTGCGCTGCCTAGCACACTACATGAGAGACGCATCGTACACTAAAGAGTTGTTGGAGGGTGATATACACACAGCCAACCAGAAGGCCGCAGGACTGCCTACAAGGGCAGACGCTAAGACATTCATCTATGCGTTCCTGTATGGTGCTGGAGAGGCTAAACTAGGCTCTATCGTTGGTGGTAGTTCCAAGGAAGGTGCTAAGCTTAAAAACGCATTCTTTCGCAAGATACCAGCAATGAAGAAACTGATTGACAAGGTGAAACGATTAGCTGCAAACGGCTGGGTACCAGCACTAGATGGAAGACGCATACAGGTACGTAGTGAGCACAGTGCGCTTAATATGCTGTTACAGGCTGCTGGAGCCATTGTTGCTAAGGCATGGCTCGTAGAGTCTCAAAGACAGGTCACACGACTGGGCTTGGATGCTAAGCTGGTTGCGTTTGTGCACGATGAGACACAATGGGACTGTGCAGAGAAAGACGCTGAGAAGCTTGCTAAGGTCTTGGAAGAAGCCGCAGTTACTGCAGGCGAGACCCTTGGATTCAGAATCCCTGTAGCGGCTGAATCAGACATTGGAAATAATTGGGCAGATACACATTAAAAGTGTTGACAGCCCTTCAAATAACATGATATACTATTAGTATAAGCTGTAAAATTAAACAACGTCACCAAACGGAGAATGACAAATGACTGCACCTATCAAACTGAAAGCAGATGTAATGTGGGCTAACCTCGAAACTCGTAACGAGATGTCTGACAAGTACCAAGTAGACTTATGCAACCTAAGCCCAGCAGCTTCTCAGGCTCTGCGTGACATGGGCATTGATGTTAAGAATAAAGATGACAAGGGAGACTTCATTACTTGTAAGTCTAACAATCCAATCCGTGCTTTCGACAAAAATGGCAACCCTATGGAGGGCATCAGCGTAGGTAACGGCTCTAAGGCAATCGCAGTTATCGGCTCGTATGCATGGAGCTTTAAAAACAAGGAAGGCGTATCACCATCGCTTAAGAAGATGGTTATCACTGACCTAGTGAGCTACGAAGAGGGCGATGTAGTCTCAGTCGATGCAGATGACGACATCCTCTAAGATTGCACTAGTAGACGCAGATATACTGACGTACCAGATTGGTTACGGTGCTGACGACGACACCGAGCAACACGCTGTAACTTCTCTGGACGGCTTTATCTGCGATCTAATGCTGTTTGATTTGCCTGAAGTGTTTGAATGGAAGTTCTACATAACAGGCAAGTCAAAAAAGCATCCAAACTTTAGGGAGAAGTTAGCCACTACACTGCCCTACAAAGGTAACCGTACAGGCAATAGAAAGCCAAGACACTTAAAAGCCTTACGAGACAGGCTGGAGAAGTACTGGGAAGCCGAAGTAGCGGTTGGTGAAGAGGCTGACGACCTGATTAGCAAGGCCATGACTTCTCTTGGAGAGCAGGCAATATGTGTTAGTATAGATAAAGATCTAGACACTGTGCAGGGATGGCACTACAACTTTAGAAAAGAGGTGTTGTACTATGTAGATAAAGATGAGGCATTGTATAATTTCTATACCCAGTTACTCACTGGCGACAGAGTTGATAACATCCAAGGTGTAAAAAACGTTGGTCCCAAGAAAGCTGAGAAGATTCTTGAGGGCTTAAAAACAGAACAGGAAATGTGGGAGGCTTGTATTGAGGCCCACGGAAGTTACGACAGAGCCTTAGAAGATGCTAGACTTCTTCACATGAGGCGTAAGGATAACGAACTATGGGAAGCGCCAAGCTAAGAAAAAGAACCAAGCCACCCAAAGGATACGACTCTTGGTTTGAGTACGACCTGCACAAAAAGTATCTTATGGGTTGTAAGTTCCACCCAGACACTATAGAATACGTACAAGTAAAACGATACGAACCAGACTTTGTATACATAACGCCAAAAGGCTTTCGAATCTATATAGAGACTAAAGGGCGTTTTCGTGACTCTGCAGAGGCTAGGAAGTATAAAGACATACGTAACGGATTAGAGAAAGGAGAAGAGCTTGTATTCGTATTTCAGAATCCTGCAACACCAATGCCCAACGCTAAAAAGCGCAGGGATGGGACAAAACTAACACATGGAGGCTGGGCTGAGAAAGAAGGCTTTAGGTACTTTGATATTGACAGCCTTCCACCAGAATGGAGCAAACCGTAATGCTGACACTACAAGATATTAAAGAGCGCCTATGCCATTACGATGAACTTACCCTCTTGGAAGTCTTAAACGTATCATCCGAGGAGATTGTAGACAGATTCGAAGACCTTATCTTAGAACAGTATGAAACATTAGCAGAGGAGCTAGAGGATGACACAGCAGAGCAGTACGAAGACAGATAACGAGATGATTGACGCAGACCCTGTGAATCGTCCTAGTCACTACGCTAAAAAACAGATAGAAGTAATTGACTACATAGACGACACAGTACCAGATTGCTATAGCTTTTACTTCGGTAATGCGCTAAAATACCTAAGTAGGCATCTAAACAAAGGTAAGCCTGTAGAGGACCTACGAAAATGTATCTGGTATATAGAACGAATGATTAAGGATAATGAATGATGAACGCTTATTTGATAGGGCTTATTGAACAGTGGGGTGAAGAGAAAGGTATTCTTCCGAATCCACACCCTATGGCACAATGGCTTAAGACCCAAGAAGAGGTAGACGAGCTGAACGAGGCTATCAAAGCCAATGACCGTGAAGCTGTTAAGGACGCTATAGGCGACATCATGGTTACATTAGTGATGCAGACAGGTGCATGGAATCTAACGCTGACTGAGTGCATGGAACAAGCCTATGACGAGATCAGTAAGCGCACTGGCAAAATGGTAGATGGACAGTTTGTGAAGGACAAGTGAGATGATAGAGATTTATGGAATACCTACGTGTACCTACTGCAAGAGAGCCACCGAGTTCTGCGAAGCTGCAGGCTTGGAATATAAATACACCTGCCTAGTTAAAGAGCCTGACGAGTACACAAAGCTAGAAGAAAAAATAGGCAGGTTCCGATCAGTTCCCCAAATAATTGTTGATGGTACCCATGTAGGTGGGTATGATAGTTTCATAGAGGCGGCAAAGAATGGTTAAGGTTGATTACAGTCGCAACGAAGGCTTCTCAGAACAAGCGTTAAGCCTTCTAAAAGATTACTACTGTTTAGCTGGTGAAGATCCTCAAGACGCTTTTGCTAGGGCTGCAGAGGCATACAGTTACGGAGACGAAGACTTTGCTCAACGTATTTATGATTACGCTAGTAAGCGTTGGTTTATGTTCTCTAGTCCTGTTCTTTCTAACGCTCCTAAAGCTGGCGAGAGCGTCAGAGGTCTTCCTATTAGTTGTTTTCTTACTTATGTTCCCGATAACTTACATGGGCTTATTAATCATAATGAAGAGGTAGCATGGCTGTCAGTAAAGGGTGGTGGCGTAGGAGGCCATTGGGGGAGCGTCAGAGGCGTATCAGAAAAGAGTCCCGGTCCTATACCGTTTATGAAGGTAGTAGACAGTCAGATGACCGCCTACAAACAAGGAAAGACTCGGAAGGGAAGCTATGCGGCCTACCTTGATATTGACCATCCAGACATTGTAGAGTTTATTAACTTCAAGCTACCCACAGGCGGGGATAGCAATCGTAAATGTTTTAACTTGTTCAACGCAGTCAACGTGACTGATAAGTTTATGGAGGCTGTAGAGAATGGATCAGAATGGAACCTTGTTGACCCCAGCACAGGAGATGTCGCAGAGACTGTTAGTGCTAGAGAGCTATGGCAACGAATACTTGAGGCACGTAGCAGAACTGGATCGCCTTATATCAACTTCATTGACAGTGCCCAGCGAGGTCTTAATGCACGACAGCAGGAGCTTGGTCTTACAGTTAGAGGAAGTAATCTTTGCAATGAAATCCACCTTGTCACGGATGAAAGACGCACGGCTGTATGTTGTCTAAGTTC